TGGGTTGATCATATTGCCGAATGGACAGAAATGGGTGTAATATTAGAAATACACACAAAAGACAAAAGTCATTTGTCGGACACATGGAAATTTCTTAATCGTGCATTTACAAAGGATATACAATGGCGCAAAGGCATAGATTATGATTGGATAGGCACATACAATGATAAACCTGTATGCTATCAAAGCATGGACAGCAGTTTTCTAACATGGGGAACAAAAGGACGCAACGAACACGGTGAATACGAACTGTTTGAAACAAATCCTAAACACACACATAACCTGTGTCAATGGAGTAATTGCCATTATTTTTTCCGCGGTGGATTATGGAAGTGTGGCACCATAGTTGGCGCACAAGAGTTTGTTAATAAATACCCTGTAAGACGAGATCACAAAGATAAAATACTAGAATATAAACCTATTACTATAAGTGAAAACTTAGAGCAAGATATAGAAAATTTAAGATACATGATACCTCAATGTGGGCTATGTAATAATGTGTTAAAAACAAGGAATAGATTAGATTCTATAGCAAAAAAGGAAAAGATTTTTGTTCCAGCAGCACATACATAATTGGATAGAAACATTTTTGAGTGTGCCGTCTGAAACGTTTAATAACTTGCCTCCTTGCCCATTTGCAAAACAAGCAATGATAGAAAATAAAATACAATGTGCAGAATTAAAACCTATAGAGCATATAAGTATGCATGACTATTTTATTGCAGAACTTGAAAATTTTTCATATCATTGGCCCAAAGGTAAAGAAGTTGTAATTATAGGATGCAATCCAGAATATATAACTTCAGAAGAATTATCAATGGCAGTTGAAACTTCAACTACAAGATTTTTAAGTCAAAGAGGGTATATAGCACTTGAAGATCATCCAGACGAAGAAGAGAAAGTAAAAGATGTAGTATTGAATAACAAACAATATGCTGTTATCTTTTTACAGGATGCAAATAAGTTAAATACTGCTAGAAGGGCTTTGCATAGTCAAAATTATTATGTTAATTGGGATGAAGAATACTATGCTGACGTATTGGATATATGACGACTAGGATAGATTTACAAAAAACAAACTACAAAACAATTCCTTTCAAATTGCTTAACAGCGAACATTTTTTACAGTGCGAGCAGATATACAAAGATTATATTATATACAAAAATTTTGATGAAATATATCCAATCTTTAGAGAAGATTGGGATAAAGGAACTATCTTTGGATATTATGACGATGACGAATTGGTAGCATGGAGTGCGTATTATGAATATCCAAGTAAAAAAACTGCACATGCTGATCAATTTGCATGGAACTACAAAAACCCAAAACTTAAACTTGGCTACAAATCATTAAGGAACGAGCTTGCTTATTTTAAATCAAAAGGTTTTGATTACTTGATATTAGGTGATATATATTCCTATAAGGTAGAACTAAAAGGTTTCGAAACAATAAAAATCAACTCACCAGGAGCATTTGAGACTTGACATTTGGACCTGATCCTATTATTATATAACAAATAACCAAGGAGTATTGTATGAGCGATCGTGTGTATGGCCAAGAAGAAAAGGCCAAACTAGAACGCCTAGTGAAAGAAGGCGTTACTGTATTACAGGAAATTGAAGATTTACAAGGTGGATTAAAAGAAACTATCAAAGCCGTATCAGAAGAACTAAATGTTAAATCATCGCTAATTAATAAAGCAATTAAAATTGCAAAGAATAGAGATTGGCACAACGTTGCAGATGCACATGAAGATCTTGAAACATTAGTTGCTACACTCGGTTATGATAAGGATGCTTAATGCCATACGTTGACGCTTTTTTTGATAGAGATGCAGATATTATACGTGCTGTAGAGCGTCGAGATGGTAAACGCCATTATCAAGAATATCAAGCAAAATATACATTTTACTATGAGGATAGTAAAGGCAAATACAAAAGCATTTATGATGATCCTCTAGTAAGAGTTGTTTGTAAAAATACCAAAGACTTCCGCAAAGAACTTGCTATCAACAAAGGCAAGAAAATGTTTGAGTCTGACGTAAATCCAATATTCCAATGTTTAAGTGAACATTATCTCAATCAAGACGCTCCAAAACTTAACGTTGCGTTTTTCGATATTGAGACAGATTTTGATCCAGAGCGTGGCTTCGCCGATCCTAGTGATCCATTTATGCCAATTACTGCTATCACTGTGCATTTGCAATGGTTAGATGCACTTGTGACATTTGCATTACCTCCAAAGACACTAACATTTGAAGAAGCACAAGCAGAAGTTGCAGAATTTGATAATACATATTTGTATAAAAACGAAGGAGACATGCTTGAAGCATTTCTTGATATAATCGAAGATGCAGATATTTTGTCAGGTTGGAACAGCGAAGGTTATGATATTCCATACACTGTAAATCGTGTTTCACGAGTGTTAAGCAAGGATGACACAAGACGTTTTTGTTTGTGGCGTCAATTGCCCAAGCGTAGAGAGTTTGAGAAGTTTGGTAAAACTGCTGAAACGTTTGACACTATTGGTCGTGTGCATATGGACTATCTTGAACTGTATCGTAAGTATACATATGAAGAACGCCATACATATAGACTAGATGCTATTGGCGAAATGGAAGTTGGTGAAAACAAAACTGTGTATGAAGGCACACTGGATCAGCTTTACAACAACGACTTCAAGAAGTTTATTGAATACAACAGACAAGACGTTGCACTGCTTGACAAGATTGATAAGAAACTGAGATTTATTGATCTAGCAAACGAAATTGCGCATGACAACACTGTGCTACTGCAAACAACAATGGGTGCGGTCGCTGTGACAGAACAAGCTATTATCAACGAAACACACAATCGTGGCATGGTTGCTCCAAACAGAAAAGAACATGAAGGCGGCACAGCAGCAGCAGGTGCGTATGTTGCTTATCCTAAAAAAGGCATACATCAGTGGATTGGTTCAATGGACTTGAACAGTCTGTATCCAAGTGTTATTAGAGCTATGAACATGGCGCCAGAAACTATTATTGGACAGATACGTCCAGATCTAACTGATGAAATGTTGCATAACGCACAAACACTAGAAAAGAAGAGTTTTGCGGCTGCTTGGGAAGGTAAGTTTGGAACATTAGAATATGAAGCAGTTATGGAACAGCGTAAAGATGTTTCACTTACACTTGACTTAGAAGATGGCACTAGTCATGTGCTAAGTGGTGCTGAAATATACAAACTGATTTTTGACAGTCAACAACCTTGGATGCTCAGTGCTAATGGCACTGTATTTACATATGAAAAAGAAGGTGTTGTTCCAGGTTTGCTAAAACGTTGGTATGCTGAACGTAAAGAACTACAAGCAAAAATGCGCAAGGCTATTGCAGCAGGCAACGAAACAGAAATAGCGTTTTGGGATAAAAGACAACTTGTTAAAAAGATTAACTTAAACAGTTTGTATGGTGCTATCTTGAATCCAGGCTGTAGATTCTTTGATAAACGCATTGGACAGTCAACCACACTTACTGGTAGACAGATTGCAAAACACATGGCTAGTGAAGTGAATAAAATTATCACAGGTGAATATGATCATGTAGGAAAAGCAATTATATATGGTGATACAGACTCTGTGTATTTCAGTGCATTTCCAGTATTGCAAGAAGAAATCAAAGAAGGTGCTGTTCCTTGGGGTAAAGACAATGTGATTACGCTGTATGATCAAATTTGTGAACAAGCAAATACAACATTTGCTGCATTTATGGCACAAGCATTTCATTGTCCAAAGACACGTTCTGAGGTAATTGCAGCAGGTCGAGAAGTTGTTGCAGACACAGGTTTGTTTATTACTAAAAAACGTTATGCAGTGCGTGTGTATGACTTGGAAGGTAACAGAACGGATAAAGACGGCAAGTTGGGTAAAGTTAAAGCTATGGGTTTGGACTTGAAACGTTCGGATACTCCAGTGTTTATGCAAGACTATTTGAAAAGTTTGTTGGACATGGTTCTTGATCTAAAAGACGAGAAAGAATTGCTGGAATCTATTACTGAATTTAGGCGTGAATTTAAAGAACGCCCGGGCTTTGAAAAAGGTTCGCCTAAACGTGCAAACAAGATTGGACACTATCAGCGTCTTGAAGAAAAGCAAGGCAAAGCAAACATGCCAGGACACGTAAGAGCAAGTATCAACTGGAACACACTCAAGCGTATGAATGGCGACAAGTATTCACAAGAGATTGTAGATGGTATGAAAGTTATTGTGTGCAAGCTCAAGCAGAATCCGCTGGGTTATACTAGTGTTGCATATCCAACAGATGAATTGCGTTTGCCAGATTGGTTCAAAGAGTTGCCATTTGACGGTGATGCTATGGAAGAAGTGATTATCGACAACAAACTAGATAACTTGATCGGTGTGTTGAAATATGACTTAGAAAGC